TACCGTCAGCTAGGTGTTGACCCAGCTTGGTCGGTTTGGAGAACAAGATGTAGTCTTTCTTGTCGTCTCCGAAAAATGGTTCGCAAAGAACAGCAGGAAGGGCATCATTTTTCATAAAGCTGAATCCTCTGTCGGGTGCTTTGGCTGCTTTGACTCCTCTGTTTCTGTTGCCGTAAGCAGCGATAATAGATGTTTGAATGTGTTGTGCTAGTTTACGTCCTTCAGTAGACCCGTAACGATACCAAGTCTCGCAACCTCGGACAGTAGGAACACCAGAAGCATTAAAGTGAAGCTCTACGGCTGCCGTAGCTCCGTCTAGCTTGAGCTTCTTTCGGATGTATGTCATCGCGGTGCGATAGGTTTTACCTTCGTAGGCCGAGTAAAGAATAGAACGCACGCCTTTATCTTTAAGGGCTTTTTTGAGAGCCTCCCCGGCTTCTAGGTTGTAGCTCCATTCGTCAACCGTGCCATCGTAATTGACTGCACCTTTGTCACCCGGACGGGAATGACCAACACAAATACCTACAAGCTCACCTCGCTTCAAGCTGCGCGGCGTATCTGAGCAGCTCTGCGATGGTTTCTTTCTCTTCAGGTGAGAAAGAATGTTCTTCAAGTATTGAAATAAAATATGGAATTTCACTTTTACTTAGAGTTGTGCAACCAGTCGTCGATACGCTTATCCATGCGGCGATGGCGATTCTTTTTATACGACTTAGTATACTCATCTTTCACTTTGAAAAAGACGTCCGCAATCTTAGGAAACGCAAGCATGAGCGATACCAGCAGCTTAATCATTCTTTGAGGCTGGTTTAGCCTTTCCGATGTTTAGCGCTAGCCAACTAACAACCTTGTTTGCTCGGGCAATCCAAGCGTTAGCACTGTCGTTAGGGATAAGAGTAGCTAAAATACTAGCGACGGATACAACACCCGTAAGGAGTTGAATGACCGTTTCTTTGTTGGCGAGTAACCAGTTAATTGCTTCTGTCATGGTTTGTATAGGTTATAGGTTAGAAATTGCGAGTTTTCGCTCTACTTCAGCTCGGTAGGCGGGGTCTACTTCGTAGCGCTTGCGACCTGTGGCGTCACGCTCCGCCATAGCCGCCATTACTTGAGCACGACTTTCAAAGGCGGATACACCAGAACCTGCTGTCTTGCCCTGCGCGAGAGTAGGCGAGACGCCATTGGCTTCTTCGTATTTACCCTTGAGCCAGTCAATAGCAAGCTCGGCTTGTTCGTCGCTTCCTGTTTCTAGGGCTTGGTTGTAGGCGCTGAGTTGCTTCTCGCTCATGTTATCCGAGGCCCACTCAGAAATCTTGTCATAAGACTCGCGACCACCAGCCGCCGCTAGAAGAGACTCCTCGCCTGACTTTTGAATAGCAGATTGTCCTTCGATGTAGGAATCAACAAGCTCCCTACTAAGACCAACCTCTTGCAGTTTTGCGTAGGTGTCATCCGTAAGACCACCTTTTTCAAAGAACTCCATAGAAGCGCTTGTAATAGTGTCATTCTGGGAAGGTTCATCCTCGGACGTTTTCTCGGTGGGAGGCATGTCTTCCTCGCTCGCATCGTCATCAGGAGTTCCCAAGCGCGTCTCTAGGTTGTTGTAGGCGTTCGCTAAGTCTTCTGGAGACTTGAACTTATCAGGGAGCCACTCTGGGCGGTCGTCCTGTGGCTGCTCTTGTTCTTCAATCTTAGCAGCTTCTTCTTCTAAGGTGACCTGCTCTGAAGCGGTCTTGTCATTGATTACATGTGTTTCAGTCATGGCTTACGGTTGTTGTTATTGTTGTGATTCTTCCGGGGGAGCTTCCGGTGGGGCTGCTGCTGCGTCTCGGGCAATGTTGCCTAGAGCAGCGGCTCCTTGCGGAGCGACTTTAGAAGCCATCTCCATCATTTGAGATTGTTGCATCTCTTGTTGCATCTCTTCCTGAGTCTTAATCAACCCAGCAGTCTTGATGCCTAAGCTGGTAGCTCTACGCTTAAAGTATTCATCAACCTTAACGAACTGCCCGATAGCTTGAGGGCCTACGACTTGCGCGGCTCCAGCCAAGAACATATCCAATTTTTGAAGGTCGTTACCTCGTCCAAGAGCCTCAACACCCGTAATGATTACAGGCTTGACCAAGTCTTTAGGAAGCTTAGGAAGACGACTGTCGGTAGTCATTAGGTCCATGACCCGGTTGACCATAGGAAGCTGTAGCTCGTTGCTTAACAAAGAGTAGAGACCGCCTAAAGATGACTCAAGCTCCAGAGTGAGCATACGAATTTCCTCGGCTGTTACCCGCTCTGCGTTGCGGACAACACCTGACGTAAGAAGGAAGGCTTGTCCCAAGCGCTCTTTGATTGTGTTAGCGGTGTCAGAAGCGATTCTAAAGTCATTGAACTTGTCCAGTTGAAGGACGGAGACGTCTTGAGCGTTGCCTTGTGTGATTGCACCGTTAGGGCTCTCAGCTAGAGTTTTAGACCTCGTCGTTCCGTTAGGGTTTACCAAGAACAGAACCTTGGCAGCAGCGGCGGAGCCCTCTACGATAGCCTGAGTAAGTGTCTCTAGGCTGATAAGGTCTCCAAGGTATTCTTCTACATATCCCCTACCATAATCCTCCCCATCAATCTTAGAGAAACGAAGGGGAATGTAGGGTAGTTTGTCCTTGGGGAAAGAACCCATAGAACTGTCAATGACGTTACCTTTAATTTCTTGGTGGACATACCACTTATCATCGACCAGCTCTACACAAGTATACAAATCGCAGTTCTTGCCTGTGGTTTCTCCTTCGAGGTAACCTGCTGCTGCCTTGAGTTCGTCGGTAAGGGTATTGTAGTTTAGAGTCTCCCGAGTGATAATTTTCAGCGGATTGCCCATAGGGTCCCGGCTGATTACGTAGCGGTCCAAGTGGAAGACCCTGAGTCCTCCCTCTGGTGGGATATACAAGAGCGAGTTGCCTGTGATGATGAGGTTTTTAAGAGCCTCATGGACGCCAACCCGGTAGGATTGACGACTGATTTCTTCCATCACGGAGTCCTCTACGGTTTGTAGCGCTGCCTCCATCTCCGTGATGATTTCTTGAGTAGCTCCTTCCGCACGAAGCTTAGGCTCGTCGAAGTTGAGGCGGAAAAACGGGGCATTGGGAGCCAGTAAGGCTAGTAGTAGTTTAGATGCTAAGTTGTTGACTCCTCTTGCTCCAATGCCCTGAAATGGTGTATATAGCCGTGAGTGTGAATTATGCCCATCTTCGGGCATAACATACGGTAAAGTTAGTTTAGATGCTTCTCTCGCCCTGTCGATGAAGGGCTGGCGTTCGCTTTCTAAAGCGTTATAGCGTGATTCTGCGGAAGTGTTCATTCAATAGGAATGTCTGGGTTAATCAAATCGTCAGGGTCGATTTCCACCCTAGACTCTAGTCCGCCAAGAAGGGCGACCAGTTGGTCGAACTCAGGGAAATCCCGTGGAGTCATCCCGTTGCGGAGTGGTGTGTTAAGGATTTCGTCGCTGGCGGGAATAAACATATCACCAACGCCGTCTCCGCTGTATATTGGCTCCGCTCCTGTAGTCCAATAATAGTGCTGACCACGGCTTTCTTCGGCGGCGCGTATACCATCTAGGATGATGTCAGCGGTTTCGGGGGTTGTTATAAATCCAATCATAGTGTTAGTCCTGAGCAAGTTTCCCAAAGGGTTTTCACCGCGTCTGTATATGAAGACCTGTGAGTTGAGCTTAATCCAGCACTAATTCCAAAGGCTCCTGATTTTGCGACTGTCGTTTGCGTAGTGGCTCCTGATGCTCCCGTCGATGAGCCGAAGCCCATGATGGGGTGGTCGTTCCAAGTTCCCGTCAAAGTTCCGGTTGTTGATGTATCCGAAATACCAGATGCGTTGCGTCTAGTCAGAGTTGTGTCCCCATCTTTACGGTTAGCTAATAAAACACCATGTGACCCCATATTTCCGTTATCCTCATTAACACCTAACCACGCGGCATGAGGTCTTAACCCAGTGGAAATAGTGTTAATTCTAATGCTTCTTGAAGTTACTCCTCCAGAACCGATAATAGATTGGTTGGACGAGGGGATTCCACGGTCTTTAGGGTCGGTGTCATCGTAGGCAAGAGCCATTAGACATGCGTTTTCATTAGTGAGGTCTTCGTCAGATAGCTTGTAATTAAGGTTGAAGCGGTTTGCGCTAGAGGATGCGGACGGGTGTGTAAAACCGCTTCCATGAGTAAACGAGCCTGTGAATGTTCCGCTTGTAGAACTAACAAGGCATCGAGCGTTCGGCGCTGCTGCACCCCAGATGGGAAGATAAAATCTCTTTAGACTTGTATACCATCCATCACTCTTGCCAGTAACGTAGAACGTATCAATCGCTGTTTTTTGTGCGTCCGAAACACTCACGCCGTCGCCCTCAAGTAGAGCTATGTAAGCATTCGCGTCGGGGTCCCCGCTGCTGCTTCCTGTAAGACTAGATTCTATAGGTCTAGCAACAGCAGTTGTAAGCGGAGCGGTAAGGGAACCCTTCGGGAACTGAAACATGATTAGTAAGCTTTGTTTTCGACAACAGGTTTTACTTCGACGACAACAGCAAGGTCAGGAGGTGAGGAACTTGAATCCCAACTAACGTTTACTCTAACTTTAGAAGCAGAGGTGGTGAATAGAACTGCTCCGTTGGCTGTAAAAGAAGCGTCAGAACCGATGTCAACCCAAGTGTCACCAATTTTATGTTGTAGTTTAACTGTTTGACTTTGGAAGTTACTTCCTGCAACAGCAAACATTCCTGTAGAACCGTTCCAGTCGATTTCAGTGTTTGAAGCCTGTGCCGGGTTTGTGATTGTTTTTCCGTAATAACTCATAGTGTTTAATAAGGTGATGCTCCGCTTCCCGCTGAGCCTGTTTTAGGAGCCGTCCTGTTAATAAGAAGAGAGCGTTGTCCTCCTCGACGTTGATTCTCTTTGCGGGTTTTACGCGCAGTCGATTCTACTTTCTTGACCTTCTGCATCGGCCTTGGTGGAGGCGTGGGAGAAGGAGGGGGAGGGGGCGGGGTAGGAGTCGAGCCGATACACATGGTTTAGAGGAGTTAATGTTAGTTATCTGGGATGGATGTTAGAGAGTTTTCTCGTTGTTCTTTATGCTTGAAAGTAAGAAAACGAATTACTGAGCGCTGCCCTGCATGATAGTCCATATCCCTTAAGTTGTAGTCAAGACCGAGGTCTCGCATAGGGAACTGAGCTTTTAAGGCTTTGAGTAATTCGTTACTGATTGTTGGAATTTGGTTTTCCTGTTTCATATATACCTAACCTTACGGTAGCTTGTTTCTGTCGTCTTGCAGAGTTCCGCAGTGAGCGGCGTCCAAAAGGATGTTTGCTGAGCAAATAACATGGGCTAAATGACTGCGACCAGACTCATCGTCTAGGTCTTCTCCGTCTCTCCATTTGTTAAGATGTCTCATAATGGCAGCAACGTAGGTCGTAGCACAAACGCCTGTATCTCTCCAGTTGTAAGGACCATACTTTTCGGCTCCAAGCTTGTGCGCCCATGCAGCCTCTTCAAGCGCCGAGGAGGGAAGTAGGTGCATGGGTGTCTTCAAAGCACCTGCGGCTCCTTTAGGGTCGTTCACTTCGCTGGCGTCCATAGCGTTATCTCTTTTGTTTTTGCGTTGAAGTCTTTGTCGTGCAGGATGTAGGCCAGTCTCGCGTTGAGCAAAGCGTCCTCCTCAGTCTGCCCCGCCTTCTCGTAAGCTGCTACCACGGTATCCCATTTATAACCGTCCTTGTCGAGTAGTTTTTTAGCTCCAATAATACCAACACCTTTAGCTCCTTTGTATCCGTCAGCGGGGTCTCCAGCTAGCGCTTGGATTAAATGGAACCTACGCGCTGCTTCCGGTGAGGTTGTTTTAGTCTCATCCTTGAGCGGGTTATACCAAGTAATCGGTAGGGTCTCAAAGTCCTTGTCACCTGAGACCGCTATAGTGTTCTTGGGGTCTCTGGTTGCCAGTATGCCAATCAAATCATCAGCCTCTATGTTTGGCTCAAAGATACCGTTGTAGGTTTCAGTAATCCATCCGATGAGCCACTTGAGTCCGACAGGCTTGCGCTTGTCTTTCCTGTTGGCTTTGTAGTCAGGCCATAGGTCGTAGCGGTAGTTGGTCGATGTGGAGAACACCGGGACGATGTCTTTCGATTGCATCGTCTCCGCTAGGTTCGACATGAACGCCTTAACCTCACGCTTCATGTCGCTCTCCTTACAGGTTAGAGTCCAAGTGTCCTCGTCCCATTTGGTCTCAACCTCGCTAGCAAAAGCAGCCCGGTAAGCCAGCATGTCGGCGTCTAGTAGTATTTTCTTCATGTTAGTGAGTCTCCTTCCAGTTAGCGCCTACCTTGTATTCCCCATCAAGGGGGCATTGGACGTTCAACACCTTTCCAGCTTTCTTGATGCTGTCTACAAACAACTGCCCAAGCTCGTCGGCTTTGTCTGGGTCGCAAGAGAACTGAACCTCATCGTGGACGTTACCGTGCATCTCGTAGTCATCGTCGTTAGCGCTCTCAGCAAACAACACCAAAGCCTTCTTCATGATGACGGCGGCTGCTGATTGGCATACTAGGTTCAACGCGGAGAACGCTTTACGAGCTGGGATGATGCGACCGTCAAGACCTTTGATGGTGGCGCTGCGTTTCACTGACTGCTCGATGGCTTTCATCAGAGAGGCAACGGCGGGAATCTTGGCGAGGAACTGTTCTTTCAGAGTTCTACCTTCGCGTTCTCCGCCGTCTACAATCGCACCGATAGCTGCGTCACCAGCGCCGTATAACCACATGTATATGAATTTTTTTGCTTCGTCACGGCTAGACAATCCAGCGGCTTCTTGGTTCGCGGTGTGGATGTCTCCGTCAACAATAGTCTTTGCGTAGCTTCCTTCATCCCAATTAGATAAGTAGTGGGCTAATACTCGCAACTCGATGCCCGAAGCGTCCGCTCCAACTAGAACCTTGTTGTCTGGAGCCTTGAACAACTCACGGCACTCGCCTCCGTAGGGGGCTCTGGTGGCGGGTATCTGTCCCAAGTTAGGTTTGTAGTGAGAGCAGCGACCGGAGTAAGCTCCTAGAGTATCTACGTTGCCGTGGATTCGACCGTTACGCACCATGGTCATCCAAGCGTTCTTTCCTTCCGCAAGTGCTCCTAGTCTCTTCTGGACGAGGAGGTATTCCAGTAGCTTGAGAGCCGATGGCGTCCCGATGTCCTTGAGAACCGCTTCGTTGATTGCTGGGCGCTTGCCTTCGTAGGCTGCTGGTTTCCAACCCTGCTCGATAAGACGTGCTGCGATTTGGTCGCGTGAACCGGGGTTGAAAGGAATGGTCTTGGTCTTGTTGGCTAGCTTGGTGGCGTCGTTGACTAAAGACTGCTTAAGACCTGCTTCTTTAAGCACCGTCTTGAGCTTCGTTTTGGTGGGCGCTGTGTAGGTTTTTACTACACTAGCCATAGCGTCTGGAGTGTTGATGAATGAATGACTCAAACTCTTATCGTCCACAGAAACAGACCAACCAATAGGCGACTTGGTCTCCTTCACTGTGGGCTCAAAAAGCTCTTGAAGCTCGTCGCTTAGCTCCACACGTCGAGTCATTAACTTCGCTGTGAGAGCTTTGGCTTTCTCTTCGTCAAACGGAAAGCCGTTGCTGACTTGCTTGTGAATCTCCTGAGCGAACTGGTGCTCAAGTAACAGAGCATCCTTGCTTGGTGCGAGCTTTTTTAAGTATTCGTAAAGCTTAGCAGTCACCCTTACGTCTTGCTCACAGTAGTCCTGCATCTCCTGAGACCACGTAGTCCAGTCCTCGGTCTCGCCGTGGCTGTCCTTGTGGATACCCAACCTCATACCCCAGTACTTAAGCGAGTGGCTACCTGCGTATCTAATCTCAACGCTCTTCTCTCTGAAGTCGTAGTTTTTTAGGTCTGGGTAAACGCACTTGGCCATAATCTTTGTGTCGATTATAAATGGAGGGTTCAACGAAAGGTCTCCGGTTGTATCCATCTTCAACAGCGCTGGCCAATCAAACCCGATGGAGTTGTGGCCAATCACAATGTCAGCAGCGCCAATTATACTCATGGCGTTTGCAATCTCTCCCGTTGTCTGGCTGTTGTAGGAGTGCATCTGGCCAGTCTCTAAGTCCATCATGCTGATGCAATGGATGGTCTCTAGGTCTGTCAGGTTCTCCCAATCTTCAATCGCGTTGGTTTCTATGTCTAATACTATTTTCTTCATGGTGTGTTCGTGTTGTTTATCAGTTCGTGTGTTCTTAGTAATACGCCCTTGGAGGTGTTGTTGTCACCCCCGCGCTTTTCTCTTTCAGTTCCTTTTAGCGGTTCAACAATCTTTTTAAGTTCTTCAGCCGAAAGGATGACATAACGGTCCTCCAGAACGAAGCACCAAAAGTCGGCTTCTGATTTGGCAATACCAGACGGCTTGCCCCTTGATTCAAACTCGACAAATACATTGCCAGTAGTCTTTGCTTTGAGGTCACGTTTAACTTCGATGGTTTTGTTTTCGAGGATGTCAGCGAGCGCTTGCTCTGCCACTTGTCCGACTTTGAGGTCATACTTAAAGTTGCTGTTGTATTCCATAAATTAACTGAACGGCGTTTGCTCGGCCTCAACCGGGTCTGCTGCTATTTCTTCTTCTGTGAGGCGTCCAGTGATATGACTAAAGCGTAGCGTAACGGCTAGACCAGTGTCGCCACTGAAGCGGTTTTTCAACACTCGCACGTTGGTTATGTTGCGAGCCTCTGCGTCTTGCTGGTCGCGCTCCAGTCCCAAAACCATGTCACTTAGTTGGGCTATGGCCGCGCTGCCGCGCAGTTGAGCCAAGGTGGTCTCAGCTCCGTTCTCATGGCCTCGTCCCTCTGGTCGCTTGAGGTGACTAACAAGGACAAGACCAATACCACACTCTTCAACAAGAGCGCGAAGCTTGGTCATTGTGTTGTCGATAAGCCTCCGCTCGTCCCCGCCATCGAGACCTGAAACAACGATACTTAAATGGTCAAGAACGAGGTATTGAACACCAAGTGCTTTAGCCATGTATCGGATGTGATTGAGCAGGTTGTCCGAGTCGAGGCTACCCCAATGGTCGTAGAAGAAAACTCGTCCGCTACCTACCGTGTTGTCGAACGCGCTCCTGTAGTCATCGTCTACCTTAATAGGCTCAAGGTGCAAAAGCTTGTTCATCTCCAGTCCGATGATGGAGTTGGCTGTCCTTTCGATGGACTCCTCAAGAGCTATGTAACCAATCTTTTTGTTGGTGTGTTTAAGGAGGTGGTGAGCAAGCTCTTTGGCAACAGCGCTCTTACCGATACCAGAGCCAGCACATAGCGTAACAATCTCTCCCAAACGTAGACCATGCGTCTTGTCGTTTAGACCGTCCCACGGATACGGGACGCTGTCGTTTACTTTACTGGTTGTTAGTCGGTCAAACAGCTCAGCCCCGTCCATAATAGTGTCAGGTCTCCAGACTTTAGCTTGCCAGTATGCGTCAACGATTTCCCGACTGCGTCCTTCCATGAGTAACTCGTTAGGGTCTTTCATGGTAAGGCGAGCAATCTTACAAGTCCCCGCAGGGAGAACATGACTACAAGCCTCCGCAGCAGCGTTACCCGGTTCGTCGTTGTCGAACATGAGGATGACCTCATCGAACTTCTCAAGCCACTTCATCTGTTTCTGAAAGACGCGCTTGGCTCCTTGTGCCCCGCTCGGTAGACTGACCACCGGCCACTTACCTTCACCTACTACCTGAGCTACTGTGAGACAATCAATCTCTCCCTCTGTAATGGTGAGACGTTTACCTCCGTTGGGCCAAAGGTGCTGGCCCCAGAAATAGGTAGGGCTACCAATGGAGGTGAAGTCCTTACCCTCGAAACGAACCTTCTGACTTACGATGGTTCTCTCAGGGTTGCGGTAGGTTGCTACATGGCATGGTTTACCATTGTGTTCACCGATGCGGTAATCATACCGCTGACAAACGTCTTTGTGTAGACCTCTGTTTGGGAGAGCCATGACGTCTCCTTGAATGAACTGTGGTGTATCTCTGTGTTGTTCTGTCTGCTGCATTTGTGTGTTCTGTTCTTTGTTGTGTTGGTTGTTACGACCCGGTGTGAACGTGCCGCAGACAAAGCATTTAGAGCTTTCGTCTTCGTTGACGGCGAGGCCGTCGCTGCTACCGCACTCTTCGCACGGTAGGTGTGTGTTTATGAAACCCATTCTTCTGGTATTACTTTTTCGCACCATTGAAACCCATGCTTTTCGCACCAGTCGCTGTAGCTCGTCTTGCTTTTTTTGTTGAGCTTGTTTTTAGCATTCTGGAAACAAAAGCGTATATCTAGGGTTGGATTGCATTCGCGGACTTTCAGGTGCTTTGTCCGGTCTGCTGAAGTAAAATAACCCTTAACTTCAACTAACACCCCATTAGAGAGGATGAAGTCGGGTGTGTAGTGGTGGACTACGGTGTAGTTGAACCTCTCTGTCTCGTAGGAGAAGTCAACGCCTCGCTTTTGCAAGCCAAGCGCTAACCTTTCCTCGAAACGAGAACGGTATCCGTTAGAACGGAGCGACCGGGTCTTGCGATTCCAACGCATCATTTAAGTTTTCTCCGGTGGAGGCCGACGTGTAGCCGTCAGCCTCTGTGCTGAAGGAGGAACCCCCACCACCACCGTATTCAACTAACTCCAAGACCTGAGCCTCTTTGAGACGAAGAGTGTAACCCCATCCTTGCGAGGAAACAAACCAAGGACTGAATACAACACTCATACGAATACGAGAACCGGAACCAATCTTGGGTTTGTTGTCGATGATTTTGACTTGGCTGTCGTAGAGAGGAATATTGAATTCGATGGTCTCTCCTTTGCGGGTGGTAATCTTAGCTTTCTGTTTGGCTAGGATTTCGTAGTCACCATCTTGGGTGATACGTACAGGGCAGCTAGGTGCTTTTCGCACTTCTTCTCCTTGTGCTGTGCATTCAGCGGCGTAGGCGGCGTCAGCCATCTTATCCACCTTAGCTTTGAACTCTGCGAACTCCTCTTTGGTTACGTGGAGCTTACAGGTGTAAACCCCTGCTTCATGGAAGGCTGTGTCAGGTTCTACCAACTTAGGGTAGATTGCGGTTCCGATGGGGGTAACTAACTTATTAACGTCTTTACTCATGCTTGTATTTGTTGTGTTTGGTTTTAACTGAAGAGATACTGACTATGTTTGACCGTGGTTGGGTCGAATGTTCCATACTCAGGTAACTCAGGGTATTCTAACTCTGTGTCAGAACGCCGCAAGGTATTGTCTAATTCTCGAAGAAGGTCAACACTAAAAATTTCAGAAGCCGCTTTTCTTATCGAATCTGCTAGGTCTTGAGAGCGTGTTGAGTGGGTCCCGAAGGAGTCATGAATACACGCGAAGTCGTAGATACCCAGTGAGTTAGCGGAAATTACGCTGCGCGTAAGAATGGACGCATCAAGCGAGTGAACAAAGTTTGGAGAAATTCCTTGTTTTGCTCTTGCCACACTTAGTTCGTCGGTGCTGTCGCGGAAGTTTACCCACGTTGCCTCCCCTGCAATCTTCGTAGAAACAGACTTCGATGTTTGCTTGGTGTAGTGCTGCAACACCGGGAAACCTGAAGGGCTTGTCCACTTCACATCCTTCCCGGCTCGCGTCAACACTTTGGCAACGCCTTGTAGGTATTGCATACACTTGGTTGGCTTATCAAAGACCTCTTGAATGGCTCTCCAAATGAACTTAGAAAGGTATCCAGTAACCTTGAAACGTTCAGACTCGCTAAAGGGATTGTCGGCGTGTTCTTTGCGTAGTCTGTCCTGATACCACTCGTCAATGTAGGCGCGACATGAGTAGAATGTTCCTCCATACGGATATACCATGGTAGGTCGTTTGGTAGCTTTTCTGTCAACGCCAAAAGCAAGCCATTTTCGAGCTACTATATTTCCCTTAGCAGCGTCTTTTTGTAGTTGACTAACAGCTCTCGCTGCAATGACCGCATAGATGTCCTGTGGAGCTGGAGTAGGCGCTGCGTTGGTGGCGTATGCTGTCTCTTCACATTGCGTAAGACAAGCGAGTAGCTGCAAGCCGTTGTTGGTGGCATCCTGAGCGCACGGGAGTTTGGTTTTTACTTTCCCGGTGCGTGTGTATTCAGCCCATTCAAAGCACCACGCGAGGTGTTGCCAAGGACTGTCGGCGTCTTTCCAAGAGAGATGTTTAGTGGGGGCGGACGCAATCAACTGAGCCTCCTCTGCGTAGCTGTTAGCCCACTCTACACGCTCGTCCAGAGTCACCTTGTCGTTACCGTAGGTGTTCGCTCCGTGTATGGCTAACCACCGCGCTTGGTCTGGTGTTTGGACTTTTTCTTCTCGGAAGAACCTCAACAACCCCCTTGAGGGGTCAGCGTTTTGGATGTTTAGGAATGACGGGATGTTGTAGACCCTACCCCGCCAGTCTACGTTGGAAGGAAAGAAAAAACGACTACCCTCAAACTTCTTTGCTAGGTGAAGAACTTTTGCGGTCAACAGACGCCGGGACTTGGTCGATAGGTTGATGTCGTATATTTTAGCAGCCTCTCGTCTCCAGTTTGTATTGGAATCTTTGTTGGTCTTGAAGTCCCTCGGCATGGGAGGTAGCTCCTCGTCTTTACGGTTTGGAAGGTCTCCGATGTTTACGTTGTTTTCCCAAGCCCACTCAAACACCTCTTTGACTTCCGGGTTTATTTCCCACGGCGTTTGTTGAATGCAGTTTACAGCTTCCATGGATTCTTCAAGTCCTCCCTCAATAGAACGAAGGTAGTCCATGTTGGAAGATTTAATAAAACAAACAGGAGGTAGCCTGTCATCCTGCGGATAACCACCACTCCAAATACCCGTCCAAGGCTCTGGTAGGTCCACGGTAGGCATCCAGAAGGGTTCTATGAGTTCACGGTTGTCGTTGTAGTTCTCAATCCAATCTATTAGTTCACTGGTGGGCGCTACGAAGCGCGTAGGGCGTCTTCCTGCTCGCTCAAGGACGTAGTTGTATTCAATCAACCCGGTGCAGCTACGGAAAAGCTCTACCGCCGTAAGCCCTGCGCTAGCTTTGTCCCTAGTAGCCCACTTTTTGAATTCTGGCATGAGCCCCTTTTTTACCTCGTTTTTCATAGAGGAGCGAATGTGTCGGACTTTAGCGTTTAATCCTTTTCTACGCTTAGCCCCCAGCAAAATACCAGAACCTTTCTCCTCATTATTTTCTAGCAAAAAACGACATCGAACTTCGTCTTCTAGTCTAGCCCCTAGATAAATAGCAACTTGAGACAATGGTCTCTTTTTTGTTATGCTGTCTATGATTGCTCGGGTAGCGATATAAGCAATAACTTTTGGCTCCAGTGTTTGTAATTCTAACTGGTATCTTGCTGGCGTAGCATACCCTCTTACCGTTTCCAGCCATTCACTGATTTTAGTGGTGTAGTTAGGTAAAGCGCTACGCATTAGCGTCTGGCCGTATCTAGTCTCCATCTCGGCGTCTCGACCTTTAGCGCTTTCTATCTTTGCCCGGTAACGACCAATACCAAGAGTTACCATTGAGTTATTTAGTTCTTCTTGTGAGATTTGAGCCATAGCGCCGCCATTTACTATAGTCTACTGGGTAAGTCAAGAGTATTATAGGCGGACGCAATCACATGAT